AAGTCAATCTGCACGCACCTTGTCCTAACTGCCTTTAGGAGGCACGATGAATCTTGCTTGTGAAGATGACAATGAACAATGTCCATCATTCTACGGTGGTAGTTGTCAGTGTGAGGCAGTTGAATAATTTCATAGTTAGAAGCGGTGCCCGCTGGCGGAACGCCCAGCGGGACACCGCCGGTATACAATAAACAATAATACAAAGGAGACAGAAGCAATGAATACAGTTGAACTATCAGGACAAATCAAGAATCTAACAGAGCGTGGTGCTGGTGCATACAAAGTAATTACCGGCAACATTACTTTGCGTGGTTCAGATGGACGCTGCGTTGTGACAATGCCAGTAGTTATCTCTGACCCAAAGGTCAAGGAGAGCTTGCGCTCAGTGACCTTCGATGAGTCGGGTGTATCGGAGTATGTCAATGTCACAGGTCGTTTGTCGACTCGGTTTGATACGCGTCCAAACGTTCCTAATGAGCAGCGCCGTGCGCCAATGACTCGTATCGAGATTCATTCCGTCGCGGGTATCTAATACCTAATCTTGATGGGGCTGGTACCGACCTGCACCAGCCCCATCATCTAAAGGAGACAACAATGACTGAATCCTGCGACCATATTTATGAGTCGTATTGTCAGAGGTGTGGTATTGAATCAGACCAAGGAGAGGAAATAGAATGCTAACTGGATACGCAACTAAGCGTTGCTTGCATTGCGGCAAGAGTGGCTTCATCAATGTAGATGAAGATGAGCTATTCGATTATCTCAAAGGTAGCCGTGCGCAAGACGCGTTCAAGAATTTATCTGCGCCATTACGCGAGCAGATAATCTCTGGTACACATCCCGAATGTTGGGAAGAAATGTGGGCGGGAGTAGATTCGTGAGCACCATATATCTGACTACATCGTGTATGAAGTGTGGCAGTCTGATAGAAATCCGGCAGACGGATTGGTCTACTAGCAGTGCCTACTGTTATCCTTGTGCAGCAGTCAAGTTCTATTCACACGAGGAGAATACAAATGACAGAGGAAACCAAGAAGACCAAGACTAATATCTTTACACGTGCTCAAGGCAAAGCAAAAACTAGATTGGTACAAGTCCATAAGGATGAATACCGCACTTATTATCAAGAGGAAGTTCAGAAACTAAAGGAGACTACTAATGGAGATGCCGGAGTTTGATGTCTTTGCAAACATCCAATGGACAATGCGAGTTGGTGCTCCAACCTGGGAGCAAGCCAATGAGTTAGCCAGAGAGATAGTAAACAAACTGCTATCAGATGTGCGCTATCAAGAAATCAGTGATGAGTCTATTGACATTGAAGTAACTGCCAGATAAGGAGATTACTACTAATGAATGGCGAGGTACCAATTGAAGTCTATGCACTCAACCCGCTACAGTCCTGGCTTCTCATTGCAGGATTATTTTATCTCGGATGGAGGCTTGTTCGATGGTTCAGTTCAGGAGAATCGGAGCAGTAGTAATGGCTTGGTATCTGGCATTCTGGTCTCAGATATTTGGTTATCCAAGCGAGAGTTACGCAGCAGCAGTAGCTACGTATATGAAAGACGAACGGTTACGCGAAGCGTTACCTATCGTATGGGACAAGCCACTGTCCAAGTCTTATACGAGACTATTGATGAAGACTTTCTATCCGGAGTGGAAGCGCAGCGAATTCAAAGCAGTAGCAAAATTATGGGGCAAAGAGTCAGCGTGGAATCCAAAGGCAAAGAACCCTACGAGTTCAGCGTTCGGTATTCCACAGTTACTCAATCTTCCAGAGGACACGCCAGCCCCGCTCCAAATCGAGCGGGGGCTGGCTTATATCCAACACCGCTACGGCAAACCATCGGTGGCGTGGAACCATTGGAGGAAAAATAAATGGTATTGACATTCGAAGAATGGTCTGAGTTACAAAGACTCAAAGACCAGGAACTAGAAGTCTGGTCACAGCTCAGCAAGTGGGCAGTGGACAGATGTAATACCTATGATAACTACTACAAAGGAGACAGCAATGGCACGTGGAAAAGGGAGCATCAATGTCAAACTCCCAGTCAAGAAGGTAATCAAGTCGCTTGAGTTAGCCCTTGTCAATCTCGAGAAAGATTGGCAAGACCAGCAAAAGAAAGAGGCTAAGTTCAGGAAGCTAGAAAAAGAATTCAATACAAAGGTAGCAGCAATAGCAATCCGCAATGTATTGAAGTCAGATGATTTACACGCAACAGTACGTTGGGAAAAAGTTTGTGTCAACTTTACTGTTGCAACTAACAAGTTAGAGTTACCGCCAGAACCAGAGCGTGACTTCAAGACTATTGGTGACTATGATTACGAGCAGCAGAAGGAAGAGATTTCCAATGCTATTCGTATCCTGAAGATGACTGATGAAGAAACCGTCAGTACATCTACATATAATGCAATCAGCAAGTACCTATAAGGAGACAAACAATGACACAGATACAACAACTAAGAGAAGAAGTAGAAGAGAAGATGAATGCAGTTACATATAATTGGAAGGATACTGCTACTAATCTTCGTCTTATTGATGAGGCACGAGCAATCATCGAGGACAACCTTGATTTGCCAGCCAAGCACATAGCAGAAATTGCTATTGCCTGCCGTGAGTATGTCCAGATTCGTGACTTCTTTATGGGAGTTGGCTATGTCGAAAAGCCCAAGAACAATGTAATGCTCTATCTTGCAAAGCTCACCGAAGCATTGGATGTTTACAATTCAGTGCCAGCACTCACAGTTTTGTCAGCCTATCTTTATGAGGATAACAAGATTGAAGAGTCTAAGATTATGCTAGACATTGCACTCAAGGCAGACCCAGAGTACAACCTAGCTAAGTTATTGCTCCGTGTACATAATGCAGGATGGCATCCATCTCTTTTTGTAGATATGGCTAAAGGTTCGCACGCCAATGTACTCAAAATTATTGAGAGGGAATATGACAACCTTGACTAATCTCGAAGCGGTTCCAACTAAGCATCATTCCAACTGGTTGCGGGCAGGCACGGCAGTGACTGCAACTTCAGCCAGTGAAGTGGCTAGTCAGGCTGGTCTTGATTGGACAGTATCTCTTCATACTCTAAGCGCTTCTTATCAGGTGCCAGGTAATGATGAGGCTACTAGCATTCCAGTTGAGAACAAGTTTGGTGTAGTCAAGACGACACCATTTGGTGACACCAAGGCTATTGGTGTAGTTGGTGGGCGCTATCAAGTCTTTCAGAATGCTGAGGTGTTTTCGGCACTAGATAATCTGATTGACTCTAGCGAAGCTCGCTACGCAGCAGCCGGTGAGTATGACAATGGTGCAAAGGTATGGATGTTGCTCTCCCTTCCAATGGATGTGACAGTAGCAGGCGACCCGCACGCTGCGTTTATCCTTGCCAAGACTAGCCACGATGGCAGCAGTTCAGTTGTCATCAAGCCAATCATTGAGCGACTGCGTTGTAGTAACCAGATAAATAAAATCTATCGGAAGCACAATGCTTTCACCTATACCCTGCGTCACAGCACGGGTTCAGTACTAGACCAGTCAGAGATACGCCGTATCCTTGACCTATCGTACGACAATACCCAGCACTATATAACTCTAGGTAATAAACTTATTAGCAAGGAAGTCAGTCGTGCGCAAGCAACTGCTTACTTCAAGAAGGTATTTCCATTACCTAGTTCCATCGAAAACGTCCCAGTTTCTCTGCTTTCTACAGGTGAGAAGCGAGCCTTGACTCGTGCTACTCAGGCACGTAACTTGGCACGCCTTATCTATGAGAACACAGAAATAAATGACAACATCTATGGCACAGAGTTTGGCTTGTGGCAAAGCATCGTTGAGTACGCAGACCACGGGGGCAAGAAGAACTCCGCAGTCCGCGCTATCAGTGGTGCTAGCGACGGACTGAAACTCAGAGCTTTGGAGTTATTGAATGTTGGATAAATCCTTTCTCAATGAGCTAGATTTTTACACAATCGGTCAGATTAGGGAGGCACTTGCCTATCGTTTGTTTGACGATTGGGTAAATAATTTCGATGGCGATAACTTTGAGTTGGATTATGCGATGGCTTCAAACGTTAGGGACCAGCGCATTAGGGCTACGTTCAATCAGTTCTATCAACTCAAACCAACAGATGAACACTACCTACCAGAAGGAGACAGCAATGGAACTAATCTATAAAGATGTAAAGTACACAGAGGATATGCTTATCACCGCCCTAAAAACTAGGGATGATTTTGATGGGCTGAATCAAGTCCTATCCAAGCGTGTGCGTAATCAAGACGATGAACTTGCCACTATCCGTGGTGAGGTCTTCGACTTCTTCAATGATGCCTTTACGCCAGGTGATGATGAGCTAACCTTTAGCATAGAACAAATCAACACACTGCTTGAGTCTATTAGTTGCAACAAACTCAAGTCTTTGTTTATGGTCAGAGCTACCATTGATGTCACCATCAGTGGCGTTGAAGCAGAAGACTCAGAAGCAGCAGAGGCTGAGGTTCAAGACCAACTCACCGCTGACTGGGGTTCAGCCGATGGGCGTATTGAGGAATACACCATCGACATCCGCAAGGTAGACGCCGAGTAAAGGCTTCCAAATAGTATTAGCTTGCCTCTCTTTCTGATACTATTTGGAGCGAGACACCGCCTGGGATTTGTGTCTCCTTTTCTCAGGCGGTTCTCATAACTAAGGAGAACAATGACAAACAAAGTAGAAATCCAGCGCGACAGATATGGTCGTCCGCTAGTAGTCCCGCCACGTGGCAAGAAGCCAGTGGCATACACACGTGCCACAACTATTGCCAACTCGCTTGATGACCCGCAAGCATTGACTGCTTGGAAGATGAGGATGGCAGCGCTTGGACTTACTGCTCGTCCAGATTTATTGCTGGCAATTAGCGCAGCACAAGATGACAAGATGGCTATCAATGCTTACATTGAACAAGCTATGGAAGTTGCTGGCGCTAAGAGCGCAGCCAATATTGGCACAGCACTTCACGCACTTACAGAGAAACTAGATTTGGGAGAAGACTTAGGTGTTGTCCCAGACCAATGGTTGCCAGACATTCGTGCATATGAGTCTGCTACTAGTGGATTAGAAAAACTAAACATAGAACAGTTCTGTGTGCTAGACAAATATAAAATTGCTGGCACACCAGACAGAATAGTTCGCTATAAGGGTGAGCTATTCATTGCTGATATAAAGACTGGTCGAATAGACCACCCTAATAACATAGCAATACAGTTAGCCATCTATGCCCACGGCTTGCCGTATGACATCGCTACGGCAACCCGTGGCGTATGGGGAGATGTAAACCAAGAGAAAGCAATCATTATTCACCTACCTGCGGGAACAGGTATGTGTCGTCTACACTTCATAGACATTGATGAGGGTTGGAAGGGTTTACAATTTGCTATGAAAGTCAGAAAGTGGCGAGACAAAAAGGGTCTAACCACAACAATAGAAGGAGATATGTGAGTCACAGCGAAGCACCTATCAGTATCACAGTCAAGTCACCAGCAGGTAGCTTGATTACAGTCCGCGCCGAATCAGGCGAACAACTAGATGCACTCGTAGCAGAGGCATATAGCGCAATCTCATCAGCCGTGAACGAACTCGAATCAAACATTCGAGGAACTACATCGGCTCCATTGTCACCAGCTCAGGTTGCGTCAGCATTGGGCGGTAACATCGTTAGCAATGATGATGCAGGTTGGTCTACACCACCAACAACATCAGCAACAATCGGTGGCAAGGCTTGCCCACACGGCAGGATGACAGCCATCCAAGGCACAGGTAAGGACGGTAAGTTGTACCGTGGTTACTTCTGCGCAGCACAGAAGGGTGCTCTTGACAAGTGCAAGAATGTTTATGTACGAGTCGGAACTCCAGAGTGGAACACATTCGTACCTGACCAGGTGAAATGAAAACACTTAGACGTAGCATCAATAAAGCAGAGGTGGGGGGAGAACCATTGCCCCCCGCCTTTGCGGCATTTGAGCGGGCAGGAATTATCCTGCGTCGTGCCGAGGTAACAGTTATTGCTGGCACTCCTGGTGCCGGTAAATCATCTATTGCTTTGGCAATTGCCGCAAGGACGAAGCATCCAACGCTTTACTTCTCTGCTGATACCAACGCACACACGATGGCTATGAGACTTATCTCTATGGCTAGTCGTATTACTCAGCAACAAGCAGAGTTACTGCTCAAGCGAGAGCCAGACCGAGCCAATGAAGTGTTGAATATCAACAATCATTTGTTCTGGTCGTTCGAGTCTACGCCCACACTCAAGGACTTAGACGATGAGGTGTCCGCATTCGAGACAGTATGGGGCAGGAGTCCCACTCTAATTGTTGTTGACAACCTGATGGATATAGCAATGGATGGACACGGAGAGTTCGAAGGTATGCGTGCTGCTATGAAGGAGCTGAAGTATCTCGCCAGAGATACGAATGCTGCGGTATTGGTATTGCACCACACCAAAGAAGGCTTCGAAGGTTATCCTTGCCAGCCACGGTCAGCCATTCAGGGTCTGGTCAACCAGATTCCAGCAATGGTTCTTACCATTGGTCAGATGAAACAGGGCGATGATACTTACCTGTGTGTAGCCCCAGTCAAGAACAGATATGGCAGGGCAGACCATACCGGTAACAACTATGTCACGCTCTCGTTCAACCCTGACTCAATGTTTTTAGATGATGTTCAAATCAAATATACACAGGAGGCTATGTATGGAGACTAAGATTTGGGAAATTACTTACAGCAAAGAAGATGTAGAAAACTATTTTGGTAAACCAATAACAGATGGCGAGTGGAACATTATTGTTGATGAGTTGTATAACAATGATGCATTATATGAAGATACAAATAGTGCTGTTATGGGAATTGTGGGTAACATACTAAAGTGAGTAGCGCAGCCAAACGCAAGGGCAGTCAAGCCGAGCGAGATGTTGTTGCTTGGCTCAAGGCTAATGGCTACCAGTATGCAGACCGCAGGGTAGCCGGAGCCACCCTCGACAAGGGTGACATTAGCGGTGTTCTAGGCGTAACCATTGAGGTCAAGAACCACAAACGAATGGACTTGGCAGGATGGGTTGGTGAGTTAGAAGTCGAGATGACGAATGACAATGCCTGGACGGGTACGGTTATTCACAAGCGTCACGGCAAATCAGATGTTGATGAGTGGTACTGCACGATGCCAGCCAAAGTTTGGCTTGCACTTATAAGAAAGGCTATGGGTGGAGAAGCACAGCATTAGTGCCTATCTGCAATATATAGGCGCCACCGTTCCAACCGGCAACGGGTGGCGCAAAATGAAATGCCCGTTTCACCACGATACACACGCATCAGCTGGAGTAAATGAAGAGCGTTGCTACTTCAAGTGCTTTGGTTGTGAAGTATCTGGGGATGTATACGATTTGATTATTCATAAAGAGGGAGGTGATTATCGTGAGGCTGTCAAACTCGCAGAGACAATTTCTCCTACAGGCAGCGACAGAGTACGCTTCGCAAATAAGAATGGCAGAAAGCTATCTGGCAAGTCGCGGTCTGTCGGTAGAAGAAGCGCAGCAGTTCCATCTGGGGGTAGTAACTTCTCCCTTACCAGGTCACGAAAGCTACGCGGGTAGGTTGTCCATTCCATATGTAACGCCGTCAGGCGTGACCGATATTCGGTTCAGGTCTTTGGATAGTTCAGAGCCTAAGTATATGGGTGTACCTGGTGCTAAGACTACGATGTATAACGCACAAGCTGTGCTCACAGCACAGGATTATATCTGTGTTACCGAGGGGGAAATTGACTGCATTACAGTTGTGGTCAAGACCGGACACCCAGCAGTCGGTATTCCTGGCACGCAAAACTGGAAGCCATTCTATAGCAAGATACTAGATGACTTCGAGACTGTAGTAATACTGGCAGATGGTGACAATCCAGGGCTAGAGTTCGGCAAAAAAGTAAGCCGAGAACTAGGCAATGTAAACATTATTCAGATGCCAGAAGGACACGATGTAAATAGCATTGTGATGAGAGAAGGAAGAGAGTGGCTTGATGAGCGAATCAAACGAGTCATATGACCAAGAAGATATTTGGGAGTTTGTAAAAGCTAACCCACGTCTTGTTGGCATTGCCGTTTCAGAAGAAAAGAATCTAGATTTATTGACAGCTTTGATGGATGTTCACCTAGCCTTGACCAGCAACAGGGTTCAAGAGGCTACATATATGCTGACTATGATAGCTAGCGTATTGGTTGCGACAGCAACGGGAACAGCCGATGAGATTGTCAATGAGATAATTATTCAAGAGTCAATGGAAACCTTTGACCAGTCCGTAAAGGAGATACTAAATGAAAGATAGTAAGCATCTTGATGCAATCCTCAAAGACCTCAACAATGTAATGATTCGTAAGCACGAAGATTATGGTCCATACAATATAGCCCACGCCCCTGGCGGTGCTATGAATGGGTTACTGGTGCGTATGCACGACAAGATGGAGCGGTTGCAGCACCTCTATTATAATAGAAAAGGCGACACGCCGAACTATGAATCAGTCGAGGACACCCTAATGGACCTAGCAAACTATGCCATAATAGGACTAATGGTACAAAGAGGTCAATGGGAAGGAACTGATGGAGCAGTCGTATCTAAGTGAGTACGACACTTTAGTCGCGTCCTTAGCCATTGAATACCACCGTAGGTATCAAATGGTTGAAGCCTTAGACATTCAACAAATGCTGTGGTTGTGGTTTGTTACCCATCCAAATAAGTATTCTGAATGGTCTGCACTTGAGCAAAAAGATAAAGATAAACTTATAGCTAAGTCGCTGCGTAATGCAGCAATATCTTTCTGCGAAAAAGAAAAAGCTAAGGTCTCTGGCTACGAGATTCTAGACCTCTACTACTACGACTCATCTGTCGTAGAGGCTTTCCTTCCCTCTATTATTTCAGAGTCATACGAGATTCCTCAAAAGATAAAAGACTTGAACTTCAAGTTCAGCAAAGGGGAAACCAATGACGGCAACAACTGGTTAGTATTACGGTCAGATATAGCAGCAGCATTTTACAAGTTGTCCGAAGCCAAGCAAAATGTATTGAGGATTAGATTCTCAGCTGACAATCAAGAATGGTCGGCTCTCGCTGGGGAACTCAAGACCACAGCAGATGGCGCCAGAATGAAGGTGCAGCGAGCTATCAATTCTCTTATCAAGAATCTTGGTGGATTCAGACCATACTATGACAACGATGGTCCTACAGAAAAAGCCGACGACATAGATGCCTAGAGATATTAGAGACCTGCTGCATACCCAGGACTACACACAAGCAATGGATTTACGAGGCACTCCTATTGGAGACCAGTGTGTCTGTGGCTGTGAAGTATTTATTATGTTAGGTGCATTCACTAAGGGTGAGCTAACATTCTATTTCTTAGACGCTGAGTGTGCAGGATGTGGGTCTTTAGTTACTCTATCTACCCCAATGGATTATGAGGAAGACTGTGAATAGCTTCAACAATCCAGCCAATTGTGCTGGTACAGATACAGAAGATTGGTTTACAGACAAGAAAGCTTATGACAATAAGGATACGCTTAGAAGAATCTGTGGTGCTTGTATGGCAAAAGATGAATGCCTACAGTATGCGCTTGAATATAATGTGATAGGATATTGGGCAGGAACTTCAGAGAAAGAGAGACGGGATATGCGTAGGAAGCTGAACATAATTCCTAAACCCATTCTCATTTCAGAGTGGGAAATGGCTAAGTACTATGCCTAAGTTTTCTGACTTCGACCTAGATTTTGCCACCGGAAAGGCAGGGGAAGAACTCGTCAACGAGTTGCTGACCGGTGGCAAAACCGTTGAAGTCAAGACAGACATCAAATGGAAGAACACAGGTAATCTTTATATCGAAACTATCTGTTGGTATAACTCAAGTAGTGAGTGGCTACCATCTGGTATCTCAGTTACCAAGGCAGACTATTGGGGATTTGTACTAGAAGGTACAGTTCTCTTGGTTCAAACAGAATATGTGCGGATAGCTATTGCCCAGTATGGGCACCCTATCAACTGCAATATTCCTCCGAACCCCAGCAAGGGCTACCTCATCAAGCCTGAACATATACTAAACGTGGTCAAGGAGCAGACCAAGGCGGTATAGCAGGGGACAACTAAATAAAAAAAACCCCCCAGCCTGTAGGTTTACTACAAGTCGGGGGGTTTCGCCCTTCTAAGGGGGGGTTAGCGGGCATTCTAGGGGGTGTTTTAGCCCTTACTTACGGCGTCCAAATTGCTTGGCAGATGGGTCTAGCCACTTGAGAACAGGTCCAAGGAACCCAGCCAAGGCTGCGGTACCAAGGGTAGCGAGGTCAGTCTCACCAGCCAGGTAGAGTGCAATAGCAGCAGAAGCTGCAGCACGGAACCAAGTCAGTGCGACTTGCTTGAATTGCTCATTGATTTTCATTAGTCCTCCTTTGGACTAGATGGATTGTCCTTGATGACTTTCACTCGGACAAACTTAGACTTGAGATGAAGCCAGCGTTTGTTCTGCCCCATCCAAGGGAACCAATCAGATGTATCCTTGCCGTGACCATCTTTGATGGATACGTGTATATGTTTCATATGTGGATTACTACCGGTATAGGTACGGTTGCCCCGCTCAGGAGACCAGATAACCCCACGAAATATTAGATACTTGACCCGCTTATCTTTCTTGAGTTCTTTGAATACCTTTGCGCAATCAATACCGTGGAACGGGTCGTGGGTTAGGTCGACGGCGTAGCCAGTATTATGGTCAGAATTAGGACTCTGACTTAGATGCGCAGCAGAAGGAAGCAGTCCATCGCTCACCTTCAAACGCTTCGGAACAAGAGCAGTTGCCTGTCGCAACAGAGCGATGGCAGCAGGTGTGGCTCTCTTCGCTACACCTTTCATTATTCATCATCCTCCTCCTCGTATATATCATCATCTGGAATATTAGGACTGATAGGAACCAGCCAAGGATTATCTAAGATGCTCACTTCTTGAGCACCTGCATTACTAGGTCAGTTAGAAACTCAACCTTATCGTCGAGTCTATCTACCTTATCTTTGATACTAGACCCACCATTGGGCTTCAGTTCGTTGAGGTAATGTTTGACTAACCATCTAATTGCTGCAGCAAATCCAGCAGTGATGGTCATTACGGCTACGGCTAAACCAGCCCAATCAGCAGGAGACATAGTTATACGGTCCTTATAGTAATATCGAGAATGCCTCCATAGCCAGAGAATCCTCTGTCTGGTGGAGTCAATCGGGTGAATGTAACTTGTTCAATAACTATCTGACGGCTTTCGCCAGTCTGTAAATCCTGCCACGTTACGACATCACCATTTGCTTCAATATTTTCTAATTGTGCTATGCGGTCTTTAGCTCGACCTTCATAGCCAACCATTACATTGTATTTGTCTGTCTCAACATCGTAACAAAAGACAGGAAATCTAATTACTCTTTGACGCGGGGTAGCGATAGTTGCTTTTGCTTGGTAGCCCTTGAAGATAGGACCCTTGGTTGCATCCGTAGCATCGCGGGTAAGAACAAACTTATATCCAATATATTCTTGAGAACCGCTGGGCTGGCTAGTTGTTACTTCAACAGCTGGAACCGATGCACTATATGTAACCACATCATATTCAATATCATTTTCATCAACAGTTTCTAGTGTCAATGAACCGTATGTAAAGTCACCTCTACCAATCAATCGTTTGAAATTCTTTGGTTCTAAGGTGTTATATCTAATATAACCAGTAGTTAGATAACCAGATGTAATCTTATCTGTAGGGTGTTGCAAGTAACTATAACCTGGAACACCAGTAAAACCCGTTGCGGATGTAGTGGCAACTGTTGCTGTTGTAGCAGTATTATAAGTTAGCGTATTGGTATTAGCTGCCGTTACCGCAAATGGACCACCATCAAGATTGTTATCTACACCGATAACATATAGCGATTCACCAACCGTTATACCGTGAGATACCGATGTTGTTAGAGTGGCTGCACTACCTGCCCTAGCTTTCTGTGTAACCGTAAATTGATTCTTAGCTTCTGTGCAGTAAGCAAGCCTTTCGGTTTCACCGAGGAATGCACAGGATGTAGTTTCTAAACCTGTTGCTCCACCAAAGAAAATATCGTTAGCATAAGCAAAGCGTAGGGTAGATAGTTCCGTGCTAAGGTCTAGCCGTATGACACCAGCATTCCCATCTACACCTGCAGCACACCAAACAAAATGATTCCTAGCGGCAAAGTCATATACTGGTTGGCTAGTTTCAACAATTAGAGGACCATACGTAATAGAGCCTTCACTATCAATCGTTGCAGCTCTTACGCCCTTACTAGTCCCGATAAGCATATAACCAAGGTAATAATAAATCTTATGAACAATTTCACCGGTTGGCATTTCTGCTGCGGTAATAGCACTAGTTAGTGATGGCATAGCACCGCTAGTATTTAGAGTAAATTTATAAATATTAGATTGGATACCGCTAAAACCAGATACATAGATAGCTGAACCAGAAGCAGTAATGCTCGTAAAGATATGGTCAGAGTCGCTGTGGGTATATAAGGCAGATGGAAGTGACGATGTATTAGATGATAGTTCGTACACCGAGCTATTGACGCACATAACA